AGAAGAAGAAGACATGGAAGATGATGAAGAAGAGGATGAAGAAGAAATGGAAGAAAAGAAAAAGATGAAAAAAGAATCTTTTGAAGATCGCCTTGATTCTCTTGATGTTTCAGAAGATGTAAGTGCATTGACTGAAGGTCATGATCTTTCCGAGGAATTTAAAGAGAAGGCTTCTGTAATCTTTGAAGCAGCAATTAAATCTAAATTGCGTGAAGAAGTTCAAAGAATGGAAGAAGAAAAAGAAGAGCAAATCAAAGAGTTTGTAGATGATTATAAAGATGAATTAGTTGAAAAAGTTGACAAATACTTGAATTATGTTGTAGAGCAATGGATGACCGAAAATCAACTTGCAGTTGAACGGGGATTGAAGGGTGAAATTGCCGAAGACTTTATTGCTGGATTAAAAGGATTGTTTGAAGACCATTATATTGATGTACCAAATGAAAAATATGACATCCTTGAATCACAAGAAAAGCAATTAGAGAATTTGGAAACTAAATTGAATGAAGAAATTCAGCGAAACATAGAGTTGAAAAATCAAGTTTCTCAACACATTCGTGAATCTATTTTTGTTGAAGTTTCTGAAGATTTGAGTGCAACAGAAAAGGAAAAGTTTGGTTCTTTGGTAGAAGAACTAGAATACATTGATGAAGAATCATTCAAGTTTAAATTGAGTGCCTTGAAAGAAAGCTATTTCCCAAGAACTAAAGTTGTCTCCGAATCTGTAGATACACAAGATACTTCAGTTGAAAATGTTGAAGTAAGTGGTTCAATGGCAAAATATTTGCGAGCCATTACAACCACAAAGAGTAGATTTTAATTAATTAACCTTAGGAGTTTTAAAAATGTTCCAATCAGAACACCTTCAAGAAAAATGGTCACCAGTCTTGAATCATCAAGATTTGTCACCTATTCAAGATAAATACCGAAGAGCAGTTACATCTGTTATTTTGGAAAACCAAGAGCGTGCATTGACTGAAGATGCTCGTTTCTTGTCAGAAGCTGCACCTACCAACTCAACTGGTGCTGGAATCAGCAACTGGGATCCGATTTTGATTTCTCTAGTACGGCGTGCAATGCCTAACTTGATTGCATATGACGTTGCTGGTGTACAACCAATGACTGGTCCAACTGGATTGGTCTTTGCCATGCGTTCACGATATTCTTCTCAAGCAGGCGCTGAGGCATTCTACAACGAAGCTGACACCACACATTCTGGTGCAGGTTCACAAGTTGGAACCAACCCAGCTGTATTGAATGATTCTGCTTCAAACACCTACACAACCGGTACTGCTTTCTCAACTGCCACTGCTGAAGCATTGGGAGATTCTGCTGGTAATCCTTTTGCTGAAATGGCATTCTCAATTGAGAAGTTCAGTGTAGAAGCAAAATCAAGAGCATTGAAAGCAGAATATTCAATGGAATTGGCACAAGACTTGAAAGCAATTCATGGACTTGATGCTGAAACCGAATTGGCCAACATTCTTTCTTCCGAAATCTTGACAGAAATCAACCGAGAAGTTATCCGAACCATCTACCGAGTTGCCGAAGTTGGTGCTGCAACTGATGTTGCAAATCCTGGTTTCTTTGACTTGGATGTTGATTCAAACGGACGATGGAGTGTAGAGAAGTTCAAAGGATTGATGTTCCAAATTGAGCGTGATGCCAATGTCATTGCACAAAAGACAAGAAGAGGACGTGGTAATGTAATTATCTGTTCTTCCGATGTTGCAAGTGCATTGAACCAGGCAGGTAAGTTGGATTATACTCCTGCTCTTGCAAACAATCTTTCCGATGATGACACAGGAAACACTTTTGCTGGTGTATTGAATGGTCGCTATCGTGTATACATTGACCCATATGCCGCAAATCAAGCAGCAAAGCAATTCTATGTAATTGGTTACAAAGGATCTTCTTTTGCTGATGCTGGCGTATTCTATTGCCCATACGTTCCATTGCAAATGGTTCGTGCAGTTGACAGCAATAGTTTCCAACCAAAAATCGGATTCAAGACACGCTACGGCATGACTTCAAATCCATTCGCTGGTGGTGCTAATGTTCTCAATGGCGGACTTAGTGCAAACAGCAACGTATATTACAGAAGAGTTCAAGTAACCAACATCATGTAATCATACGATTCTTATAAAT